ATGTATACGACCAGCAAGCTCAAGAGCACCCGCGTCTATATCGCGATGGGCGACGGCGGCTCGCCCGAGGCCTTCTCGCCGATCTGCGGTATCACCACGAAGGGCTTCCAGCAGACCCGCCAGACCAACGACACGACCGATTGGGATTGCGCCGATCCGGACGCCTCCCCGATCACGGTGCGCGACGTTGGCGCCAAGGACTGGAGCATGACCGGTTCGGGCCTGCTGGCGCGCAGCCTGCTTGCCGACGTACAGGCGGCGTTCGACTCCGGCGATCCGACCAATTTCCGCTTCGTGTTCGACGAGAAGCCGACCGACGAGATCGTCGGCGGCTTCTATGAAGGGCCGGGGATCATCACCGACCCCAATGTCACCGGCGAGAATGGTCAGTACGTCCAGATTTCGATCACGATTTCCGGCGCCGACGCGGTCCAGTTCGTCTCGGGTAGCTGATCCGCGCCACTGGCGTCCGTAGAGTATCAGGCCGCACGGAACCTAGCGTGCCGCCATGCAAACCAGCATCCCCCTTCCCTTCGGTGATGGCGAATACATTTTCGCGCTACCGATCAAGCAGATCGTCGCACTTGAGGCGAAGGCCGGGCCCATCGACCTGGTCAAGCACCGGTTGATCAACGGGGGATGGTCGGTTCTCGATATCGTCGAGACGATCCGCCACGGGCTGATCGGCGGCGGCAAGGGCATGGTGAACAGGGCTGACGTCACGGTCAGCGAGCTCAAGGCAAACCTGCTCGTCGACACGTACATCGACGGCAAGCCGCTGGCCCCCCATTCCATCACGGCCAAGGCGATCCTTATGGCCCTCTATGTCGGCTACGAGCCGCAGGACGGTCAAAAAAAAGCCCGGAGCCGGTAGCGGAGAGCCCCAGCCCGTCGACTGGGGACTCGTCCTCCACAACTGCATCACCATCGGACTGACGCTGGCCGACGCCGAGCGGCTGACGATGCCCGAGTACCTCGCCCTCATCCATCACCACGAGCTCGCGAACAGCGCGGACGATGTCGGACCGCCGCCTGACGAGGCCGAAGTTTCCGCGGCCTTTATGCGCATGGAGCTGTCCGGAATAGCGAGGGTCCACTGATGGCAGACGTTGTCTCTGATCGCGTCATCGTCGAGCTGGAAGCGAAGCTCGATCGCTACAACGCCAACGTGGCCAATGCCGAACAGAAGTTCGACCGGGCGATGGCGGGCATCCAACGCAGTGCCGGCGCGGCGGAGCGCTTCGTCTCGCGCGCAGCGCTCGCCATGTCGACAGCCATCGGCTCGATCGGGCTCGTCGCGCTTGGGGCGCAGGCGGTCCAAACGGCGCTACGCTTCAAGCGGTTCGAGCAGGGCCTGGCGATCGCGACCGGGTCCACCCAAGCCGCGACGCGGGAGATGAAGTTCCTCCGCGAGATGGCCGACAGCCTGGGGCTTCGGTACATCACCCTTGCCGAGAACTTCACCGGACTGGCTGCTGCTGCCCGTGGGACCAACCTCGAAGGTCAGCGTACCCGCGACATCTTCGAGGCCATCACCAAGGCGATCGTTGCTACTGGCGGCTCCGCCGAACAGGTCGATGGTGCGCTGCTGGCCGTCCAGCAGATCATCTCGAAGGGAACAGTCTCGGCGGAGGAGCTTCGCGGCCAGCTCGGCGAGCGCCTACCCGGCGCTTTCCAGATTGCCGCCCGCGCCATGGGCGTCACGACCGCCGAACTCGGGAAGCTGCTCGAGCAGGGCGCGATCGCCTCGGATGATTTCATCCCGAAGTTCGCCGCCCAGCTCCGCAAGGAGATGCCCGAGGCCCTGGAAACGGCCGACGCCTCGTTCCAGCGCTTCCAGACCGCGCTCGACGACATCGCGAACAGCACGGCGTCCGGCTTCATGAAGGAACTCGGCAGCGCGACCGACGATCTGACTGAAACCCTCAAGGACATGCAGCAGAGCGGCGCGCTGGAAGCCATCGGGTCGTTCCTCGGCACTGTGATCCGCCTGGGCGGTGAGGCAGCCGAGGTCATCGGCGACCTAGCGTTGGCATGGAAGCGGCTGCAACTCGAAGGCGGGATCCGCATCCGTCAGCAGATCGAGAACGGCTGGTTCACATCGCCCGAGGAAAAGGCGCAGGCACGGCGCGAGCGGGCCATGCTTGAGGCGGAACGCGATCGGATGGGCCGTCCGTCCGGCCCGATGCGTCCATTTTCGCAGAGCTTTCAGAACAGCCTCGACGCCTTCATCTCGAATGCCACCGACACGGGTGGCGGCTCTACGACCACCAGCAAGCAGTCGAAGGCCGCAGCGGCACGCGCCGCTCGCGAAGCCGCCCGCCTTGCCAAGGAGATCGAGCGCAATCAGCGCGCCTATGAGGCCGACCTCGATTCGGTGCGTCGTGAAGAACTGCAGCTCCGCGGACAATTGACGGGCGACGTGCGCGAGCGAGCGCGGTTGGAGCATGAGCAGATCACGCTCGCCTACGAGACGCGCGATCGCGAGATCAACAACCTGCTCGTCGACAAGGACATCGACAAGGCCAAGGCCGAGCGCCTGCGGCTCGAAAATGAGCGGCTGACCTCGCTTCGTCATGCCGTCGTCAATCGTGGACTCGATGAGCAACTTGCCGAGCTCGATGTGCGAGCACTCGAAGACCGCCGCGCCACCCTGGAATCAGATGCCGAACTGGTCACAACCCGCGAGGCTCGTCTGGCGATCGAGAAGTCCATTCTTGATCTGATGGAACAGGAGGAGCGGGCCAGGCTCGAAACGGCCATTGCCGCCGGCCAAGTCGCCGACGCGGAACAAGCGCGCGCGAACCTGACGCGCCGACAGGCTGCGAGGCGAATAAGCGTGGGCCGGCAAAATGGCTCGCCGCTTGAGCAGTATCGTCAACAGGTCGCGGATCTCGGCAACAGCATCAACGACCAACTCGAGCGCGTCCAGGTCGACGGGTTGCAATCGCTGAACGACGGCCTCGTCGACGCGATCATGAACGCCAAGTCGCTGGGCAGCGTGTTCAAGAATGTCGCCAACCAGATCATCGCCGACATTCTCCGGATCGCGATCCGGCAGGCGATCATCGCGCCTTTGCTGGGTGGCCTGGGCGGCGGAGGTCTTTCGAGCATCTTCGGTGGTTTCTTCGCCGGCGGGGGATCCCCGCCTGTCGGCAAGGTGTCCGTCGTCGGCGAGCGCGGCCCGGAGTTGTTCGTGCCGCGGCAGGCGGGCGTGATCGTGCCCAACCACGCTCTCAGCCGCAGTGGCACCGGCGCTCAGCAGATCACGGTCGTCGTCCAGGCCAACGACTATTTCGACGCCAGAGTCGCGGGGATCAGTCAGCAGGTCGCAGTGCCCATCGCCCAATCGGCCGCCATCCAAGCGGCCGGCGCGATGGGCCAAACCGTGATGAAGGGCGTGCCTTCCCGTCTCGCCCAATTCCAGCGGGACGGCACCTGATGGCCATCTATCGCGAAAGCATCATCGTCCGCATCGATTGCGATCCGCCTGCGCTGCTGTGGTCGGGCCTCGGATTGCTTGATGTGCCCGCCGATGCCGTCATCCCCGCGCCATCGATCGCGATCGGCGGCGGGCAGCTCATCAGCGTGCCCGACTTCCAGCAGCTTATAGGCGGCACGGCAGAGCGGCTCGATTTCGTTGTCTCCGGCGTCGACGATGAGACGGTCCGGCTTGCCCTGGAAGATGCGCCCAGTGTGCGCGGCGCGCGGGTGGATGTCGGCACGGTCCAGTTCGACGCCGACTGGCAGCTCGCGGCGATCGAGTGGGAGAATGTGTTCGAGGCGCGGTCGCTGTCGATCAGCCGACCGCAGTCGCAGGGCAGCAGGATCACGCGCTCGATCACACTTACCATCGTACAGGGATCGACGACGCGGGCGCGCGCCAATCTCGCCTTTTTCACCGATGCCGACCAGCGCCGCCGTTCCGCCGACGATGCGATATTCAGCAACGTCGCGGCTATCACGGCGGGCACGTCGCGTCGTTTCGGACCGAGCGACTGATGGCAGACCTTGGCGAATGGCTGGCAGAACAGGGCGCGCGCCGCCGCGAGCCCGGCGTGTGGGATTGCTGTGCCATGCCGGCCGAATGGGCGGTGGCGTGCGGCCGGCCCGATCCGATGGCCCGCTGGCGGGGCACCTATGGCACCGATGAGGAAGCCGAGGAGCGCATCGCCGAAGCCGGCGGTCTCGCGACCCTCTTCGCCATGGGGATGGAGGAGGCGGGCATCCGCGAGGTGAGCGACCCGGAAGCCGGTGACATCGGCGTGATCCGCATCGGCAATGACGAGGCCGGCGCTGTCTTCACCGGGCGCCGGTGGGCCTTCGTTCCGGAAGGGCGCGGGCTGGCGATGAGCTCGTTCGATCCATCCTTCATCGTGCGGATATGGAGGCCGTAGATGGGCAAAGTGATCGGATCGATCCTCAACGTGATCACCTATTCGCCGATCAGTTTGATCGACAAGGACGTGGGCAGGGTGGTTTCGGCTATCGGCATTACGGCCATCGGCCTGGCGACCGGAAATCCCTTCATTACGGCATATGGCCTGTCACGGTTGAACGCTGAGTTCCAGAGCGTTCCAAAGCCGGATACGTCGGCAACGACCGTCAAGGAGGCAAGGCCGGCGCGCGTAAGCGCCTATGGCATTTCGCGCCTCTACGGTTCGATCATCCTCTATGAAACCGCCCAGGACGGCACGGCCGTCGATGTGCACGCCGTTCACGATGGCGAGATCGAGGAGATCGTGCAGCGCTATCTCGGGGACGATGCGATCACTTTGACCGGCAACGTGGTCAATCCCGGCACCGACGGGCGCTACAAGGACGGCGCGCTCAGCTTCTATACGACGATGGGCGTCACGCCCGGGACTGCGTTTGCTGCGGTGATCGCCAAACTACCGGGCATCTGGACCGAGGATCACCGTGGCGACGGTGTCGTCCTGATCGCGCTGCTCTCCAGCCCGGTGAAGGCGAAGAACTTCCTCGACGTCTATCCGAACAACGTCCCGTCGCCGTCGATCGCCGCGAAATGGCAGCGATGCCCCGATCCTTATGCCGAGGATCCGACTGATGAGAGTGGATGGACCTGGACCTACAATCCGATCCGACAGCTCATGCATTACAAGATGGTGCGCGAGGGAGAGGATTACGCCACGAGGATCGCCCCTGCCCTCGCTTATTGGCAAGCGGCGGCCGATATCTGCGATGAGGCGGTTGATTTGAAGGCTGGCGGAACCGAGGATCGATATCGTTCGTGCGTCGCCCACCGCCATATCGACGCACACGGGCAGGTTGTCGCGGCGCTCCTCGCCACATGCGACGGATGGATTGCCCCCCGGAGCGATGGCGCCCTTATCGTCTACGCCGGGAAATATTATGAGCCGACCGTCTCGATCGGTCCCGAACATATCGTGGCCTATGACTGGCAAGGCGTTGGCGTCGACGACGATGAGGCGGTGAACGAGATCATCTGCTCGTACATTTCTGCCGATCACGACTACAACACGGTCGAATGCGACGCCTGGCGTGACGAGGCCGATATCCTTGAGCGCGGCCAGGTGCTCTCAGACAACCTTGATCCGCAGGTTCCGTCCTGGGGGCAGGTGCGACGCCTTGCCAAGCGGAAGATGGCGCGCGTCAATGCCCTGCACCGCGGCACCGTAACCACCAATGTCGCCGGCCGGATCGTTCGCGGGCAGCGCTATATCAACCTCGATCTGACCGAAGCGGGCACGACGTTCTATTCGGGCCCTGTCGAAATAACCGCCGTGACGCGCAACATGGCGACCGGTGGCGTCACCTTCACATGGGTTGCGGCCGATCCCGACATTGATGCGTGGGACGCTGCGGCTGACGAAGGCGAGCCGGCGGCTAAGGGCGATCGCAGCGAGCTCCCGACGCTCCTTGCGCCCATTATCGTTACCGCCGATCCGGAGTTCGCGGCCGACGGCGTTTCGGTCCAGATTCGCGTCGGTGTTATCGCGCCCGACCGGCCCGATCTGACCTGGTACGCGCGGTGGAAACTAGCTGCAGCGACGAGTTGGACCGAGGCCACATTCAGCGATGTGGACCCCGGCGCGAGCGTGATCCTGGTCGTGGGGTTGGTGCCGGCAGACTCGATGGTCGATGTCCAGGTCTCCTACGCGAACGGGATAGGTCAGGTATCGAACTGGTCCGACACCAATACGGTCGACACCAGCTACATCACCTGACCGGGAACTGGCGTCCGTAGCGATTGGAGCTGGCCGGGCGGCATCGTCCGGCCATGTTCATCTTCCCCATTCATCGTCTGCGGCCTGAGGTCATCAAGGCTGACGTCGTACCGCTCGTCATGTCGGGCGGGACCGCGCTGAACGGCGACGAGGATGTCATCCAGACCGACGGCGGCGGCCGTTGGGAGATCACCTTCTCGGGTATCACGCTCAGCGGCGTCGCCCGCCAGCGGCTATGGGACGCCTGGACCTCCTATCTGAGCGGCGGCGCACGCCTGGTGCTCGTGCCGGTCTATTCGCTTCGCACCGCGCCGAGGCCCGTGGCCGGCAACGGGCTGATGCGCCCGTCGAGCTTGGTCGACGACGATGAGGTGTTTCCGTCGAGCGTGGCGCTCGCCGCACCCTATATCGTCGCAGCAACTACCGCGCCTGCCGCGCTGCGGGCCACGTCGCTGAGCATTCGGGTGACGCAGGGCGCGCGCCTTCGGCCGGGCCTTCGCTTCGGTATCGGCAGCCGATCCTACAAGATCGAGCAGGTTTCCGCCGTGGGCTATGACGTAGAGTGCACGATCAGCCCGCCGCTTCGCGAAGCCGTTGCTGGCGGAGCCGCCGTCAATTTCGATTGGCCCGTCGTCGCCTGCCGCGCCGCGATTGGCCAAGACCTTGCGCCTGAAATGCGCTGGGGGCGGCAGGGCAGCACCGCCATTTCGTTCGTAGAGGATTTCTCCTGATGTCGCCGCTTTGGATCGACATCGAGGTTCCCCGCGACGGACATTATTTCGAGGGGTGGCATCTGCGCGACAAGGATGGCGTGGATATCGACCTGACCGGGCACACGCTGTCGGCGGTAGCCCAGAAGGCGGCCGGCACCGACCCAGTCATCGCCGCGGCTGATATCGACGTCTACGACCCGGTGCACGGTCGTCTGAATATGAAATGGACCGGCGCCGACTTCGGCGGTGTAGCCGGCAACACCGAGATTGTCCGCCTCTCCTGGAAGCTCCGCGATACCGCCCCTGATGGCGTCGGGAAGGACATCGCGCGCGGCGAAATCATCCTCATACCGGAGAACAGCTAATGGCCGTCAGTCCATCCGTGCGCATCAATGTGAGCGGCGCGCGGGGCGAGAGCTTCGCGGACGTCGCCCGTCGGGTCGGAACTATCGCGGGGATACCGGTTCCGCGTGACGCATCCGACGCGTTGGTGCTCAATCTGCTCAGCCAAGGCCTCACCGATGTAGTGGCGTCGGCTGGCTACACCGTCATCGAGTCCGTCAAGGCCGCCGCAACGGGAAATATCACGCTGTCGGGCGAACAAGCGCTCGACGAAATCGACGTCGTGTCTGGCGACCGAGTGTTCGTTCCCCGTCAGACCGATGCTAGCGAAAACGGCATCTGGATCGTCGACGCCGGCGCCTGGATCCGCGCAACCGACTTCGACGAAACCTCGGAGGTCGTGCAGGGCTCGCTCGTCAACATTCTCGAGGGCGCGACGATGCGCGGCTCGTGGGTGCTTGTCACGCCCGATCCGATTACTGTCGGCACAACCGATCAGGCGTGGCGGGCGTTTAATATCAAAGATATTACACGGGCCGATCTCCAGAAGCCGAACGGTTCCAATATCATCGGCTTTCTCCAGGCCGGCACCGGCGCAGCGCCTCGCACACTTCAAGACAAGTCGCGCGACATTCTTCATGTCGAGGACTTCCGTCTGGTGTCGGATCCCACCGATGCCGGGACCATCCAAAGGGCGCTGGATGCGCTGCCGAACGAGGGCGGAACGCTGCATTTCGCCAATGGCCGGGCATATGTGCCGACCGCTGCGCTATTCGTCGGCAACAAGAAGCGCGTCATCCTTGAAGGCAACGGCGCGAGCCTGACCCGAGGCTTCGCAGCGGCGGCGTCAGAGTCGGCTGTGCTAGAGTTCATCATCTGCGATCTCGTGGTGATGCGGAATTTCGCCGTCTCCGGTAATAACGAGACCTATGGAGGCTTGGAGTCCGACTCCCACAATATTGCGACCTACGGCTGCAAAAGGATACTGCTGGAAAACGTCTCCAGCGCCTACGCGGTCTGCGATGGTCTCTATGTGAACAGGATGGCGGCCGGCGTTACCCGCCACGGCATCACTACGATCGCCGACTATCTGACCGAACACCTTACGCTCATCAACTTCTATGCGGATTACGGCTACCGGCAGGGTATGAGCGTTATCGCTGCGAAGTGCATCACGGCGATCAGCTCGGGGTTCAACAATACTGGCAGGAGTAGTGCTGGAGGAACCGCGCCGACGTCCGGCGTCGATCTCGAAAGCAATGTTGGAGGGATCTACGCGCCTGACCTGTCACAGTTCCTAAGCTGCTCTTTCGTAAACAACGTGGGAGCGGGCCTTACCGCCGACAGCAAGTGCAGCAGCGTGGAGGCCGTCTCCTCTCTATTCGAACGAAACGGCTCGAACGGCTTCCGCTCGTTTAGTCCCGCAACCGTGGCGCGGCGATGCATGTTCAGGGCCAATGGCGTGGGGGGCGGTTCGCCCAGAGCGCAGGTCCAGTCCATCGACGCGACCTCAACTGTCAAGACGCGCGCAAGCTGGCTCTTGGAGTGCTGTACCTTTGAGGCGGGTGTGTGGGGAGATTTCGCCATTCCGGAGGGGGTGGCGGTCAGTTTCAAACAATGTCGATTCGAGGGCGGCGCCAACTTCGCGATCCGGGTTGCGACAAATACGAATACGCGTCCGCTTCAGGGCGCAGTCGAGTTGGACGATGTTTATATCGCCGGCAAGACCTCCGATAGCCCGCCGGGCGGCGTTGCCTATGTCATGCTGAATGGCGCCCAAGTTCCGATTTCGATCAAGAACCTGGCACTCAGCCAGCAGATCGTCCGACTTGGCAACACGACTGATGGAAGCACGTCGGTCACTGCGATTCAGAGCACCCTCGCGCTCAAGGTGGGCATGGGGGTATCGGGCTCCGGGATTCCTGGCGGGACCACCATTGCGGCGATCAACACCAACGGCAGCACGATAACGCTCTCGGCGGCGGCCACAGCGACTGCCTCTAACGTGGCGCTCGAATTCAGCTCGGCCACTCCGGTAACGACCGGCCTTACGCTTGGAACGCCCAATGACCTTCAGGATGTCGTAGGCGTCGACTTCAAGGGCACGGGCTGGGTGACCAAGCAGGACGGCGGCATGCTGCGGGCGAAGTATCTCGCCAACAACAAGGATGATGGCGTCATCAACGACGCCTACAATCTGGCCGGTACGGCCACTTATGATCCGCCATCCATCCCCGATGGGGACGCCGCTTCCACAACCGTCACTGTCACAGGTGCGGCTCTGGGCGATTATGCTGATGTCTCCCTGTCGATCAACAATCAGGGGCTCATCATTACCGGCCGCATCACGGCATCCAACACCGTGACCGTTCGGTACCAGAACGAAACGGGTGGGGCGATCGACCTCGCGAGCCACACGATCAACGTCAAGGTCAGGAAGAGGTGAACGCCATGGACATCCGGGAGCAATATGCGCGTACGATCGCGACCTGGCGCGGGGCGGACCCCGACGCACCGATCACGATGGAAAAGCTGCAAGCGGTCGTCCAGATCGGGCCGGGCGAGGAGCTGAGCGACGAGGAGTTGCAGGCGCGTCTGGAGGCGGCACAGCAGAGCCCGATCCCTGTGTCGGTGCGTTTCGAGCAGGCGTGGGAAGGATATCTCGATCTCGCTGACACGCTGCTCGCGTTAAGTTCAGACCCGAGCCGCGATCCCCCCATCCAACCTTAGAGGCGCATCGTGAATGCGGCCTCCCTCGCGACCGGGCGTCTCCCGGTGAGCCCCTGGATCGAAACGGCTTTCGCCAAATACGGGTGGATCTGGATCGGCCTGTCGTTCGGTCTAGCGGCGAAATATGCGCTGCTGATCAAGCGCGGTATCCGCATCCGCGTGGCGCTGGTGATCGCCGATCTCCTGCTCCTCCCCATGGTCGCGCTGATCGCCTTCTCGCTCACCTCGCGACTCGGCGCCGATGGCGAAGCCGCAGCGCTGTTGAGCGCGCTCGCCACTGTCGGCGCCGATCGCCTGGTCAAGCTCTACACCGAACGCTTCCTTGATCGCGTCGATAGCGAGCTGCGCGCCGTCGTCGACCGGCAGCGGGCCGATATCCGCAACGAGGTGCAGGCCGAGATTTCCGCGAAAGAGGTCATCGGCGACCAGATCGCCGGCAAGGCCCCGTCCGAATATCAGACGCTCAAGCGGGCGCCGGTCGACCTTGGGAAGGGCAAGCCGTGATCGACTGGAAGCCCGTCCAGCGTAACGTCGGCGTCGCGCCTGACGGCATTGTCGGGCCGAACACCATGCGTGCGCTGCTGCGCCGCGTGTCGACGCTGGCCGGCGCGACGCCCGACCAGGGCATCATCAATTCGCTCGCGACGTCGGCGCTCGTCCATCTGCCGGCCTATGGGCTGACGGACAGCCGCGAACGCCTCGCCTGGACGCTCGCCGAGACCGCGAACGAGACGGGCGGCTATCAGCGCTTCGAGGAGAACCTCAACTATTCGGCGGAGGCGCTGATACGCACCTGGCCGAGCCGCTTCAACGCCGCCAAGGCCGCGCGGTTCGCGCGCCAGCCCGAAGCCATCGCCAACGAAGTCTATGGCGGCCGGATGGGCAATGACCAGCCCGGCGACGGCTGGGCCTATCGCGGCCGGGGCATGCTGCAGCTCACCGGCAAGGCCAACTACCTGCTGTTCGACAAGCGGCTCGGCATCGGACTCGATACCCATCCCGAGATCGCCGCCGTGCCCGCTCTGTCGCTGGTGATCGCGTGCGAGTTCTACCGCGCGAACGGCGTCGTCGCGAAGATCGATGCCGGTGACCTAACCGGCGCCCGGCGGATCACGAACGGCGGATCAATCGGCCTCGACCATGTGAAGTTGCTGTTCACGAAGATCATGGGGCTGCTGTCATGAAGTCCGTCATCCCGCACCTGCGCATTGTCGTCGCGGCCTCAGCGCTCGCGATCCTTGGTTATGCCGGGTTCAGCATCTGGGTCGTGGGCTGGTCGACCGACGCGGCGATGCGCGGCGACGTGATCGGCACATGGAAGAGCTTCGCCGTCGCTGCCTTCACCTTCTGGATCGGATCCAGCTCGGGCGGGAAGGCCACACCGAAATCCGAGGGAGACAATCCATGAAGCGCCTGATCATCTGCGCCGCGCTGGCGCTCGCCGCCTGCACGCCGCACCCGACTTCGCCGGGCAGCACGCCGGTCCAGCAGGTCGTCGACAAGGTCGTGATCGAGGGCACGCGCGGGCTGATCCTCGCCGAACTCGGCTATGAGAGCGCGGCGACCGTCGCGCTCGAGCTGATCGACGCCGGCGTCATCACCGGCGCGGTGGCGGTGCAGGTCCAGGCGCTCAACCGGACCATCACCGACCTGCTGGTTAAGGCCAAGGCCACCGCGGACGCCGCCCAGCGGGCCGCGCTCGTGGCGCAGGCCTTGAACGAGACCTTCAAGCTTCAAACCGTGACGATGGGAGCCCAGCCATGAAGTTCGACGACCTGCTGAGCCTGGCGCAGAGCGCCGCGAAGATCGTCACGGCCTCGGGCCTGATCCCCGGCGCCGCGCCGATCGCGGATGCCGTCGGCGACATCGTTGCGATCGTCCGCAGGAATGCCGCGGAGATCAAGGATACGCTGGCGGCGGATCAGCTCGACCAGCTCAACGCCCTGCTCGATCAGGTCCACAGCCGCATCCTTTCGCTGTCGGATCGCCTCGACAAGGCGGCTACCGAGGCCAGTAAGCGCTAAGGCGCGTCAGCCCATCCGATCGCCCCGAGGATCTGGCCGCCCGTCACGATCTCGCACCATTCGCCGCTGCGCGGGTAGAAGCGCGCGCGGTGAAGCGCCCTGCGCGTCTCGATCAGCATGACCCGGCCATCGCGCCGGTCCGCCGGCATGGTGTCGATCGGCTTGGTCTCGATCGCGCTGCTCATCCTCTCGCCCTCCTGATCATTTCGATGCGCTCCGCGATATCGGCCGCGGCCCACCGCTCGGCATCCAGCCCAGGCGGCGCGGGCACTCTCTCATATATCGTGAACCGCTGGGTGACATCGATGAGGTTCGCGCCGCGCTTGCCGCACCAATAGCCGGTGCAGCGCATGCGGACGAGCAGCTCGTCGACGGTGAGGTGGATAAGCTGCGGCCGATCCTCAATGAGATCGGCGACGGACAGCCACGTCCTGCGCGTGCAATGGTTGCACCGCACCTCGAAGGTCATACCGGCCGCTGCGAATCCGGCGATCGTGTCGGGGATATCGTCGAGTCGATCCATTCGGACAGGGAAGCGCCGAGGCTCCTACACGGCAAGATCAATCCGCCTTCGCCGCCGCAACGATGTCGAAGTCCCAGCCCCGATCGGACCAGATGAAATCGCCCGCCCGCCGCGGCGCCGGGCTCTCCTGACCGCACCGGAAGCGCAGCCAGACCATGGCGTTCGGATCCTTGGGGCGGTCGTTCGTGCCGGGGTTCGGGCGCCAGGTGCGGTCGGCGGGCATCAGCGCCCCACCAGGTCGCGGAACAAGATCGGCTGCACGCTGCCGTCCTGATAGACGGTGTCGAGCCACGCATCGGCCGGCGGCTCGTCGCCCGTCCAGCCGTTCGGCCACGTCTTCGCCGCGATCAACTCGCGGATGCGGGCCTCCTCCTCCGCGTTGAGGATATCGATCCCCGGCCGGCCGAGCCGGGCCGCAGCGTCGTTAACCTCGGCCTGGATGGCGAGGATCCTGTCCAGCGCCCAGAAACGCGCCTCGAAGGTCAGTGGCCCCATGCGCTGCGGATTCGCTGCCAGCGATCCGTCCTTGAGCACCTCGGCGCCGGCCTTGCGGATGCGCATGCTCGGCTCGCGGAGCTTCCTATAGATGGCCTTGAGCCGACGGAGCGGCGCGTGGTGCGCCCAGGCCGGCATGGCGACGATGTTCTGCATGGCCGTGTCGTCCTCGGCGAGCGGACATTCGATGCAGCCGGTCCGCGCGTTCTTCTCGACGGCATCGTCTCCGCCATAGGCGTCGGCGAGGATCGCGGTCGGCCACCCGCCGAACTCGGGCCGGGGCGCATAGACCTTGAGCCAGTCCCAGATGATGCAGACGCCCCAATGGATCATCGGTGCCAGCGTCGACACGCGGCCGCGAATGCCCTTGGCGTTGGGGAGCACCTCCTGGAACCAGCCCTGCCCGCACTCGCCCCCATCCTTCGAGCAGCTCATGCGGATGCGGCCATCGCGGACCGCGCTCTCGCCGAGACGCACGCCGGTGATCATCAGCGCTTCGCCATCGAGGCCCGCGACAGCCTCCTCGAGCGCGGCGGTCATCGGGTCGACCTTGATCTGGCGCGTACACCAGCGGAGCGTATTGTTGTTCGGCGGCGGCACACCGCGGCCGAGCATGTACACCATGAAGCGCTTATCCATCGGCGCACAGACGATGTGGACCCTGATCCAGTTGCGCTGGCGGAGCTTCTCGATCAGCGCCAGCGCGGCAGCCTGAATCGGCCCCATCTCCAACCGGGTGTCGGCATAGAAGACATGCAGGCATTCCGGTTACGGGATCTCGCCGCTGTCGATCAGGTGGATCAGCAGCGTCAGCGTGGCCGTGCTGTCCTTCCCGCCCGACCAGGCGATCGCGTAGTGGCTCGCGCGGTCCCAATAGGCGCGGTACGAGGCGATGGTCAGCTCGACGGCTTCCTCGTGCACCATGCGGGCACCGCGGGCGAATAGGTTGTCTGTGGCCATCATTCCCACCCGAACATCTTGTTGATCTCGGTCACTTGGCCCGACTCGGCTGCGAGGGGTATGTCCCCAGCATGCCCGGCGAACTCGACGACATCATCGCATTGGTCGACTGTTCGAAATGCGGGACCGAGCTGCGCGTGACCTACAAGCAGATCAGGATCCACGCGGCGGCGGCGTGCTCCTGTGGAACGCTGATCCGGCTTGAAGACGACACGAGGATCGCGTCCGTCCAGGCGCTGATCGACGAGACGAATCCGATGAGCGGGGATAACGACTGAGGGGCTCACTGACGCCTCCCGCGCTCTGCCAGCCATTCCTTGAACGCCAGGGCGTGCTCCGGGCAGAGGTCCTTGTCCTTCGTCGGCGATGTCGAGCACTCGGCGCAGATCGGCTTGTCGCAGGTTCCGGAGCGCTTGCCGGGCATCTTCCAGTCGCACAGCAGCGGCGCCGGCCGACCGCACGCGCACCGGGCGCGACGTCGCGAGGAACAGACGATCGCTGGCGTGCCGCCAGGGAGGGTGACGTGCTCGCAGGTCATCGCTCGAGCTCCCGAGCCGCGCGGCGCATGATGTTGATGAGGATGCGCGGGTCCTTCACCCGCACGGAGACGTCGCCGCCGGCCAGCGCCGCGTGCCGGTACGCCCGGTCAAGCTGGCGCGCGATCTGGCGCAGGGCCTTGGCGGTCGGGGTCATGCGAACATGTCCATCTGCGCGGGTCGCGCGTCGATCGCCGCCGCCCGACGACGGGCATTGGCAGCCCACTCCACCAGCGTTGCAGCGAACTTCGGTTGCGAAGCGCGGCGAATCCTCGCCTCGCGGAGATAGACCCGCGCACAGTGCAGGTTGATCTCGCGCTCCTCAGCGGGGGTGGCGGGGCGCTCGACGATCGTGCCGTTGGGCTGGATGGTGAACCGGCCCGTCATGCCGCCATCCTCCATTCCGGATCCGCGATCGGGAGCCCCGGCTGGTTCGCGCGAACCAGCGCAGCGGCAACCGGCGGGCAGACGCTGTTGCCGATGGCCTTGATCTGCTCGTGGACCGGCAGGCGGCCGAACTTGCGCTGCCCCTGCGGGTATTTCTTGCTCGGCTTGGTGGTATACCAGCACTCGGGATCGAGGACGTAGCTGTCCGGGAAGCCCTGCGCCCGCGCCAGCTCGCGCGGCTTGAGCATCCGCAGGCCGATGTCGACGATGACATAGGTCACCGCGTCGATCGTCACCGTGACGACGGCGAAGCGCGCCTTGGTGGTGATCGCGTCCAGCGGCCGGTCGACGGGCTGGTGCTGTGCCGTCTCGCTCTCGCCGTCGGTCCCATAGTATTTGACCAGGAACGCGGCGACCATCGTCGCGCGCTCGAGCATCTCGGGTGGGAGCGAGCCCTCTTCGATCAGCGTGGTCTCGACGATCCGTTGCTGGGAACCAGTCGTCGTCGCGGTCGACAGCGGCCGACGAGCATCACGGCCGGCGCTGTTTAGGTTCCTCGGGCCGCCATTGGCCTGCTCCAGGTGAGCTGTGAAGATGCCATGATGTGTCCCGCCGGCGCGGGTCGTGGGCAGCGGCACCTCCGGATTGCCGCCGGCCGCGCGCTTGTCGCTGCCGTAGAAGCGCGTGAGGAAGGCGCTGACCTGAGCGGTCTTCCCTGACCCGCCGGCCATGGTCGACCCGATAGGTTCATTCGCCGGCTGCGGGGTCGACCTCGTGAACTGCCGATCGATCAGCGGGGCGATAGCGGCCGCTACGACCGCCTCATCACGCGACGCGGTCGGCGTGGGGGCAGGTTCGGCGAGATCATGAAAGCCTTTGCCACGACGCTTACCGCGCTGGTCGACCTCACCGTGGCCGGTCCGCACCAACGTGGCGCCTACAACGCCGAGCGGCACCGCGCCGCCAGGATGGTTCGATTCGCCGTTCGCCGAGACGGTCGGCATGGCATCGCTCATCGACGTGCCGGCGCTTCCCTTGCGGAACTTGGTGATATGCGGTGCGAGGCCGACGTCGACCGCCGCGAGCTCGCCGCCGTTGGCCGTGGTGATCGTCCGCAGCGGGTCGAGCGAATCGTGCGTCCGGCTCCAGCCCTTGCTATGGGTGACCGGCACGATGAAGGGACGGACGCCGCGCTGCGCCGCCAGGACGACATGACGCATGACGCCGTGCGCGACCCTCCGGTTCGTCGCGTCGACCAGGTCCTTCTTGCGGTCGAAGATGCTCGGGCACGGGATCGACCAGTCGATGCATTCCGCCGCGGTGCGGTAGGGCTGCAGCTCGCCGCGCAGCACGCGGTTGTCGTTCGCCGGGGCGTGGGTCGGCTTCGGCCAGACGATCACGGTCTTCACGCCCGGGATCTTCTTCTTCATGACCATGTAGAGCCGCAGGCGCGACGTCGGAGCGCCATAGTCGCAGGCGCGAAGCTTCTTCCAATCGACGACGCGGCCGGTCCGGCGGATCATCCGCACGAACTTCTGGAAGTCCTTGCCGCTGAGCTCAGCGATCGGGATGCCGTTGCGGTCGAGCGGCGCCGCATATTCGAATTCTTCGACGTTCTCGAGATAGGCGACCTCGGGATCGACCTCCTCGATCCAGTGGATCACCTCCCAGCAGAGAGCGCGGATGCTGCGATCCTTGACCGGGCCACCCTTCGCCTTGCTGTATTCCTTGCAGTCGGGGGAGAACCAGGCGCCCCAGACATGCCGCCCCTTCGTCACCGCGCGCGGCAGCATCGGGATGCGGATATCGGTGCAGTGGTGGTCGGTGCTCGGATGGTTCGCCTTGTGTATGGCGATTGCGGTCTCGCTATGGTTGATCGCGTGGTCGACCTCGCGCCCGATCGCCATGGCAATGCCGGTGCTCGCGCCGCCGCCGCCGGCGAAGCCGTCGATGAAGAGGCCCCGCTGGTACAT